GCGCTGACTTTCTGTGCGTAGCCCACGCAGGCCTTCTCTAGGTTGAGGAACTCCGCCCTGACAGGCCCGACGAGCCCCAAGCCCTCCGCGAGGGCGACAAGGGGCGCATCCGGCATGATTGGTCCTACCAGAATCTTGGCCGAGCGAAGGAGCCCAATGCCAGAGTACTGGAACAGGTGGGAGGTGTACTCGACGCCATTGTAAAGGTCCTGCATGGCATAGCCCGGCTTCGTGGTCACTCCCAAGAGCCGCATGTACTCCACCGCCGAGTTGTCGAGCGCGACGGCAGCAGCCATGTCGTCGCCATTGCAGATGGCGAGGACCGGAGTCCGCTCGCGCGCGGCCCGCGCGGCGACGGGCTGTTTCTCATACACAGTGGAGTAGTAGGCCAAGGAGCGCACCTGACCGTCGTCCGGGCCGGTGGTGAGCAGGCCAGAGCCGACGACGCCGAAGACGGTGACATCGTAAAGCCCTCCTTCGAGACCAAGGCAATGCGCGCTGTGGACCAGCGCGAGCTTGAGGAACGCGCACCGCACAGTGTCGTTGAACCGCTCGTCCTGGTACAAGGGGAGCAGCTTGTCGGCGCGGTTGGCGTAGGCTGCGAGCTGCATGTCTCGGAGGACCCCGAAGTCGAAACCGGTGGCATCAGAGGACCACACGCGTCCAGCCTTGCCGCCGATGATCTGAAGGATCTTCGCAAAGTGCTGGATCCCTTCGTCGTGGTGGCCAAGCCCAACAGCGAGCAGTGGGGCCTCTGCGCCCTCAGCGTCATAGTGCTGGTGCAACACCTTGGTGTAGTCCTTCTGCATGATGGCCTGAAGCGTGATGTCGACGAGGGAGGACGCCCAGATAAGGCGCAGCCGTCCCTCCTCTATCTTCGCCTTGGGGTGTGCCTCGGGCTTGATAAACGGCATCTCCGGGTCACGCAAGCCCATGGCGACGAGCGCCCCGGGCGTTGCGGTGGCCACGTCTTCGAGAGGCGTAGACAGCAACAGGATGAGCCTGCAGCACGCATGGTAGAACACAGCAGTGCGTCCGGCGCTAGAGCCGAGAACCTGGCCTTTGGTGTTGCCACCAGTACCAGGCATGTACTGCGTCCAGCCAGCGGAGGCGTCGCGGTCCAAGCCGTCGAAGAAGCCGTCCACGTAGTCCAGGAGGGCACCCTCGGCCCATGCGTAGTTGTGCCAGCGCAGGTTGGCCTCGGACCACGCGCCCACACCCTCTGTGTTGAGGGAGGGCACTCGGTCAGTCTGGCGCTTCTTGAGCTGGACCTCCACTGAGCGCAGCAAGGCCTTGGCGTCGGTGGCTGGCATAGCGTAGGGAAGGTCTTTCCCGAGGACGTCAGAGACAACCTTGAGGACGTCGGGGTCCATGGGGGCATCAACGTGCTTCTTTGTGAATGTCTCATAACGCCCAACTTTGCTAAGGCCAGGCACTGAAGGGACTGGGTCTTCAAACTGGGCTCGGGCAACGTAGTCGCGAAAGTCCGCAAAGGAAGAGGAGCCCCGGTACTGCGCAGCAGAGAACTCATAGAACCGCGGTGACTGGATGAGGGCACTGACGCCACGGGTATCCAGCATGCGGAGGGCCCATGCGCCACAATCCTCAACCGGGTTGAAGTC